CATGCCCTCCTACACCAGCCAGGCGCACATAAAGAGCTCGAAGCTGTCGAGGTCGCTCCAGTTCGGGGTATCGCATTCCTCCCCGGACACTACCGACCAGAGCTCTCTGAGGTCATGGTCGTACTCTCCGGTGTCCACATCAAGGTCATAGTGGATGCAGTATGCCGTCCACAGGGCCCGCAACTGGTCTGAGCATACCTGTTCGCTGAGGAACGCCGTTTCTGCGAACCTGAGCATGAATGACAGCTCATCCTGTCTGCGCTTATATTCCATCAGACATCCTCCTTCGCTTTACGCTTGAACGACTCACATGAAGCTCCGCAGTCAAGCGGGAGGAAAATCGGAAACCCCTTCCCCATGTACGGGGAACTGTTCTTGCTGCCGGACTTGAAGCAGTAGCCGTAAATATGGCTTCCGTCTTCCCTCTCGTATGGCTCGGCCAGGGCTGCACAAAAGCTGCACTTCACGCAGCATTTTTTGGGCTTCTGGCCTTCTTCCCACATGGCAACCTGGTCCACTGTGCTACCCTCCTAATTTGTAGGTCTTTCCCTTACGCTTCCCGGTCCCCTTCTGATATTCCGAGACCCAGACCACCTTACCGCTTTTGTAGTGCCGGTAATGACCCCGGACGGTGAAGATACCTCTGGGACTCGCATGGGACCCCCTGGGAACCGCTGAGAGCGCCCCATTGATGCTGCGGAGTATGTAAGTAGTCCGCTTGCTTTTCCGCTTTGTGGGGCGCTTAGAGGGGCTTGGCTTCGACCCAGGCTCAGGGGTGGTGTCCTGGGGCTCCACCTCCCGGCGGCCGTAGGCCATCAGCGCCATGACGGAGCAGTAGACCGTCAACACCGCCTGAAGGTCATCTCGTCCTACCTGCATCCGGTTCCTGGTGGATGCCCACATTCCGTCCGGCCGACGGACGAACCTGCAGTTGCCGAGCTGCGTCCCGTTCTGGCTGAGGTGGAGGCGGAGCTGGTCCCCCTCACGGATGCCCTTGATGCGGTAGCCGTTGTGGGGCATGACGATCTCCACGGCCTTCAGCGGGGCCGGGTGGCTCTTGATTTCCTGCGGATGCTGGTCCCGCCACTTCAGCAGGGCCTCGATGTCCTTCACGGACAGCTCCACCTTGTCCATCTCAGGCCACCTCCTCCACCCCGGCGAACACCCCGGAGTAGACCCGGCCTCCGACCAGGTAGTGGCAGAAGCGGTGCCCCTCCGGGACTTCCGAGGGGCTCAGGCTGGTGGGGCAAAGCACCAGCGGGTGGTCTCCGCCCCAGACTACATACTCGCCAGCCGGGACCAAACGCTTCATCTGAGGGCTCGGCCGTTCCGCCGTCCTCGCTGCCGGGTCATATTCCCACAGGCAGGTAGCAGAAACGCCCCCGGCCGCCGGGGGCGTTTCAAACAGCGAGAGCTGGCCCACAACGTTCCCCCGGCTCATGCCGCCACCTTCTTGATGCAGAGGCGCCACTCCGGGCCGTAGGCCATGCGGTACTCCGCCAACAAGCGGTTGGCCTCCTGCTTCGTGTCGGCCTCGTCGATGGTCTCCCAGGGCTCCCCCGGGTACTTCCCACGGATCTCGTACATCCCGCTCACCTCCATCAGTAGTAAACCGGGTCCTTGCCCCGCTCCACGTTCTCGCCACGGAAACAGTGACCACAATACTGCCAGATGCTATGCGGCCACTCACCACCCACACGCTTGAAGGTGGCATAGGTGGCCCGGAACTCCCCGGTCTCCGGGTCCTCCCGGTGGGAATACGGCTCTCCCATCTGGGAGCACCGGCTGGTCATGCAGGCCGGCGGCAGGCAGTCCATGGCGTCGTCAACGACCGCCTGCTCCACATAGTCGCCAACCTTCACATCCTGGTAGCTGAAGTTCTCCTGGGTCCAGACTTCCTTCCCTTCGTACATCATCACTCATCCCTCCCCATGATGACCTGGTGGGCCTTGCAGATGCCCCGGTTCAGCCGGGGGTCGTCCACGACTTCCTGGGCCGTGAGGCCAAGGGCTTCCAGGGCCTCGCTGGTGTCGCCGGTGTAGCTGTACTCGTGGTTATCCAGTTCACACAGGAACATATCGAAGATGAAGCCCTCCCCGGTCTGGTCGGCGGCGACGGCCTCTTTCAACTCCCGCTTGTGGCGGTCGAAGGTCTCGTGCATGGCGGTGCGGTCTTTCTTCTGGATGAACCCGCCACAGCCAATGCTGACGATCTTGTCCAGGTCCTTCTCCGGGTCCAGGCCCCACCCCTTCATCATCTCCTCGAACTGCCGGTTGCTGAAGGCAAAGCCCAGGGGCAGGGCGTTTACCTCCTTCTGCTGACGGGACCTCAATTCCGCATACTTGTTCACGATAGGTACTCCTCCTGTTCTTCGTAATACTCGCTTTCGACATCATGCAGGGCGTCGTACAGCTCCTCAATCATCTTCTCAATGGCATCCGCATCTTCGACGAGCTCCTTCAGGCTCGGAACCCCCCGGAACCCGTTCTTCTTGGCTTCCATAAGTCCCATCACATGGTCTTCGGTGTCGAACTCCTCATAGTATTCGAGGAGTTCATCGACGACATCTTCTCCACTGATACTGAGCCAGAAGTCTTCACCCGCCGGACTGTACTTCTGGAACTCCCAGCAGTTTTCGTCAATATTTACCTTCCAGCCCAGCTCCTCCGCTTTGCTGACCAGCAGCGACTTCAGCTTTTCGGTCATCTCGTACCTCCTCAGATCGAAGCACAGAACTCGCCCAGCTTCATCCACAGGGAGAAGGTTTTCTGGGACATACGAACTTCATCCGGCACCCCGGAGCCCACGGTCCAGCGGTGGGCCAGGTTGAACAGCCTTGTGGCCGCCTCCCGCTCTTGCTCTGTGAACTCCACCAGCCACCGGCGCTTCCGCCGTCCGGTATTCCAGTGGGCGCCAAACCGTGTCATACAGACCAGCGCATACGGGATGGTGGCGTGGACCTCCTCGCTGGTGAGCACCAGGTACATCTCACATCTTGCCATAACCAAAACCCCCTCAGTCTCCGATGCTGAAGTAGTTCGAGTAGACCGTATCGTCTTCCTCGCAGTAGTAGTAGGTGCGGTCGCCGTAGGCTTCCTGGTCGTAGTAGAGAAACACCAGCTTCTTCCCCGCCCGCTCCGCCTCATACGCAGAGTTGAGGGAGTACCGACACTCATGCTCCCCTAAAAATTGGCGGAGGGCTTCCCGGCTGGGAAGCCCATCCTTCGGGATGACAATGCTCATGGTCACCCCTTCTTTCCGACCGTCAGGTCATACAGCTTGGCCTTCAGCTCCATGATGGTCATGTCACGGTCATGGACCTCGGCCTCCAGGGAGCTGATTTTCTCGGCCTGCTCAACTCGTTTTCCCCTCTCGATGAGGAGGAACTTGTGCTCTGCGTCGGTGCTGATTTCCTGCTCCTTCAGAGCTTCCTTCGTCTTAGAGTGCTCGGACATTTCTGCCCGGAGCTTTTCCTGGAGCTCTCTGTACCCATCATGCTCCAGGTTGGTGTGCTGGTTCCAGAACCGGGTGGCATCTTCCCAATGCCAGATGCGAAACAGGATGGAATAGAAGGTGTTCTGGGTGGCGGGGCGTCCGCTGCTCATAGTCCCCTTCGGGTCCGGCTCCCCATTTCTGTTGTTCCGGCCGATGTCATTTGCCAGGCGCACCAGCTCCTCAATCGGCGAATTACCGAAGATGTCCTGGGCCCGGCAGATGTCTTCTTGGTCCAGGCTCAGGCCATGGGCCCGAACCTCGGCCACCAGCTCGGCGGCCGTCTTGATGTCGTCGTACTTACTCATGGTTGGCTCCCCTTTCCAAATCGCCGATGATGAGGATGAGGGCCTGCTTGGAAGTGCCGTACAGCTTCTTCCGGTCGGCACCCAGGCTGACAGCCAGGTCCCTCAGCTCATTGGTGTTCATCTTGCTCAGGCTACGTTTCATATCAAATACCTCCGTCAAAAACTGACCGTCTTGGATAACTTTCTTACTGTATCTTCATTCTAACTTACCGACACGGTAATGTCAAGTCAAAAACATAAAATAGCATAAATTTTTCTGCTATCCTCAAACGGCTTTATTTTCTGAACTTTTGGAGGCACTTGCGTGGTTTCACGAGGCAAACAGAGCTTACCGCTGCGGAAGGTGGCGGCTCACTTCATGTCGCTCTCCGGGAGGCCGCTGTAACGGGCCCAGAACTTCTTGGAGGCGCTTTTGCTCATGGGGGATATGGAGTTATAGCCGCCCTCCCAAACCTGGTAGTAGGCCAGGAAATAGGCGCCGGACTGGTCTTTGAACAGCTCCATGTAGAGCTTGTCATCCGGGTGCTCTTTGCTGGTGCAGAGGGACTCGGCCTTGCCGGTGTCGTAGGTGACGCCACCGACCATCTGGACCACCCTGGGGCTGCCGCTGTTGCCCAGGTCCAGGAGTTCGGAGCCGGTGCTGCTGACCATCTTCACGGAGTAGCCGACGAAGCCCAGCGCCTTATTCAGCTCATCGAAGGTCAGCGTGTCGTTCTTCAGGCGCCCGCTCAGGTTCTGAGGGCTCCATCCCATGAACTCTGCCAGTTCCTTCTGGGTCTTGCCGGCCTCGGCCAGCGCAGATCGGACCATCTCAGATGCGGTCATCGGACACCAATCCTTCCATCACAGCCAGGGAGACCAGGTTCTTCAGAACCTTCTCCATGGCCTCCATCCGCTTGTCCTCCGGTTCCCTCATGGCGGCCTGGGCCTTGCTTGCCTCCATGGCGACTGAGCACCGGAGGTTGACCAACCGGGAGTAGTCGTCGCTTGCTGCTGCGGCCATCCTCATGGCCGATGCCAGGTCCTCCGCATTTCTGTGCTCACGGTCATATCTGGGGATGCCGGTCTCCTGGTAGTTCATGTAGGCCCGGCTTGCCTTGGCCTCATACTTCTCAGCCAGGGCTTCCAGCTCCGCCTTACTCAGCATCGTCCTCGTCCTCCTCATATTCTTCTTCCAGCCACTCATCGAAGCCCATGGGGGCAGCGCCGTAGCACTCTGCGGCGGAATGGTCATCAGCCCAATCGTTCAGATAGGCGATGTAGGCATCCCACCGCTTTTCCTTCATGACGATCTCGTCGGGGATGTCCAGGGGTTCTTCATCCTGCCAAGAGACCAAGAGGCAAGAGCTGAAGTTCAAAACGGGGCGGACGCCGTAAGAGAGGTTGGCGCCCCAGTAGTCGTAGTTGCCGCTGGAGCGCACGTACCACACGCCGTCGGTGCTGCTGGCGTGCGGGGAGCGGAGCCACCGAGTCCAGACCGGCGTTGCCAGCCACCAGGCGCCGTCCACCTTCGGGATGATTTCCTTGTACTTACCATACTGCTCCAGGGTCAGCAGCGCCACGGTGCAGTCGAGGTGGCCGTAGACCCTGGTGCCGTCGGTGGCCTTCAGGTCGATGTGCTGGACCAGGCAGTCACCATCCTTCATACCCCTGGACTTCAGGAGCTCCGTGTACTCAGCGAGGGTCCCACGCATATCCGCCTGGGACAGATCGCTGTTGCCGTTGCGGTCAAAGACCGCCTTCTTCCAGATGTCCTTGCGGATAGACAGGACGCCGCCGTCCACATGGTCCAGCACCACATACTCCTCACCGAAGACGGTGAAGGTCTCCCCGCAGGGGACTTTTCTCAGCTCAATGTTCTTCATGCCAGTATGCCTCCTTTTCTTCAATGGTGGCCCCAGACGGGAGCCCACGCTTGCGCCGGTTCTTCTTCCACCCGGCGTATACCTTCATGTCACGTTCGTCGATGCTGTACCCGCAGCCGCCGGTCGTGCGGTCGTGAATGAGGAGCGGTCGGGGATAGCCGGGCCGCCTGGCCCGGAGCACCTCATAGGCCCCCACCGGGGGCTCCAACTTCCATCCGTTCCGCAGCAGGTACGCTTCCAGGTCCGGGAGCATACCGTGCTCCACAGTCGTCCGGTTCTTAATGGCCGTCACCTTCTTCCTTCTTGATAGCAAAGTTTCTTTTCATGCCTCATCCGATAAAAACCACACGGTTTCTGGTTTCAGAAAGTCTCCACACACAATGTTCCGCTCCAGGATTTCTTCCGTACCTGGCAGTAGCTCAAGTAACCTTTCCCGTGCCTCCCGTACATTGTCCGGTAAAATGTCGATGCCAAATATCGTACCAGCCGCCTCCTCCGGGGTCATGCCGATCTGGAGCTTCCGTCGGGCAATCTCCACCAGAAAATTTCCGTTGCCGCAGGCCGGTTCCAGAACATTTCCGCTCCAGTCGGGAATGAGGTCGCACATGGCCTTTACTTCACGTTCTGCCGTGAATACTTCCCCATGGTCTTTGACCCTTTTTTTGCTCTTAATCTGACTTCCGTGTCTGGCGTGGCGGCCAGCAGGTCCAGGATTATCAATCACGTCAAAGAAGCTCATCTGCTCGAACATCATGGTCATTTCCTTCTAAAAAACCATTCACGGTCCACCAGTCGCCATTCGCTTTGACCAGCAGCACATCTCCGCCGCCGGCCTTCAGGTCCGCCCCACAGTAGGGGCAGGTCTCGACGTGCTTCCCGGCAGGGTTCCAGAAGTCATTCATCACCCAATACTCTGCGGGCTGGACTGCATTCAGCCAGATGTACCTGGTGGGAGGGATGCCCTCGCACCGGTGAAGCGCCCGGTCCCACAGGAAGCCGTACCCTTCGTTCAGCATGGACAGGACCCGGCTCCGCTGCGGATCTCCGGCGGGTATGAGCATCTGCGGAGGAAGCGACTCCCACCGGCGGAACATCTCCACCATCTTCTGCTCCCGGAGGCGGTTGTCTTCTGCCGAAAACAGGTCAATCTGTTCCAAACCGTTTCACTCCTCCGTGTAGTCGTCGAACTCCGGCTCCTCGTCGGCGGATATGGTTTCGTCATGGTCGCTGACACCAATGAGCTTGTCTGTGCCGCCATTTCCGGCAAATGCCATGATGCCGCCGAAGTTCTCTCTGGCCCGGTCGTAGATTTCTTCCTCTGTCAGTTCTTCATCATCTCCGACCTCGATGAGAACAGAGACCGTGACCTCGGTATGGCCGAACACCCTGAGCTTCTTCATCCGTAAATCACCTCCCCGAACAGAGCATACTGGATGATAGCGTCGGCGCAGTCGGCGTCGATGTTGCAGCAGTCCACCTTCCCGTCCTCGATGGCTCCGTATTCATCCCCGCCGTTCTCCACCCAGAGCTTGAAGCCCTTCAGGAACTTCTCCAGGTCCAGCTTTCGGTAGGCGTCTTCATCCGTGTCGTGGAGCAGGAGCGTACCGCCTCTGGAAATCTGGTCACTGGCATACTTCCCAAGGTATTCGCCGCCCTCCACAGCGGCTTCGTCGCACCAGTAATTGATACCGCCCTCCAGGGCCGCCACCATGATGTCGTCAATGTCCTGCTGGGTCAGCTCCACACGGATCTCCACCTTGACCTCAAACTTTTTCATGCAGATGCCTCCTCTCCTTTGATGAGCCCGCTGGTCCAGGCCCCGGTTCGTGTGCCGATGCTGGGCAGCCGATCCAGCAGGCACTTCTTCATGCCATCCAGATACCGCTGGTAGTGTCTGGCCTGGAGACCGCTCAGGCGGTCGTCATATGGGTCCTCCTTCTGGATGAGCTCCACGGCCACGGACCACTGGTTGTCCTGCACGGCGATGTAGAACAGGCCGCTCTCCATAATGACCCGCCGGTCGAGGTCTCCGTAGGAGCCGTCTCTAATCCACTGGTCTCCCTGCACTCTGGAAAAGCTGGGGAACATCCGGCCGAAGCTGTCCATAAAGCACTCCAGGATGTCGTCTTCCTCCTCCCCGGTGCCCCAATCGTCATACAGCCAGTCGCCGCCGGTCAGCTCACCATAGTCCAGCTCTCCCATCAGCCGGGTCTCCGGCTCATCAGAAAACGGGTCGTCCCGTCGGTACACATGGATGTGGTCATTGTCGATGTAGTACAGGCCCTCATACGGGCCGTTCACGCAGACATTTCCTCTTCCCATGATAGCCTCCTATCTACCATACCGAAATCCAGTCGGGAGACTGCTCCATCTCCTCGACCTGCTTCTCTTTGGCGTCGAAGTCGAACTGCTCCTCCTCGGTAACGAACTCCGGGCAGTCCAGGTCCAGCACCTCCACGCTCACGTCGGAGCTGGTGGAGAAGACCTGCCGGACCATGCCGCCCTTCACCACGACCATCACGTCCACCGCTACTCCTCCCCTCTCAGCCACCGGAGGCAGCCTTCCTTGTCGGCGAACTCCTCGGTCCAGGCGTCCCCAGTGCTGTTGTCGATGCCGACGAACTGCTCCCGCTCTTCCAGGTAGAACAGGCCCAGGGGCTCATAGTGGCCCCCGGTCCCGTCGCAGCTATTCAGGAGCCGCCGGGCGTCCTCCTGGCTGATTTTCTGGATGGTCAGTGTCTCACTCATCATCATCCTCCCGCTCCAGGCGGTCGAACAGAATTTCGACCTCCTCGCTGTCGAAGCCGTCGATGATGCCTTGCTCCACGCAGAAGCTCAGGAAGTCGTCGAACAGGTGGCGGCCGGCTTTGGCCTCATCAGAGCTCAGGCACTCCTCGTTGCGGAGGGCCTCAATGCAGTCCTCCAGGTCGAGCCGGGTGTTGTGGAACCGGCAATAGCTCATATTTGACATTTCAGGGCCTCCTCACTTCATCTTGTGTACCGCATACACGGTTACATTGGAGATGCTGCTCACATCTCTGTCAAAACGCTCATCATCCATCGGCTCCAGATAGAAGCCGACCTTCTCCAGCGTCCCATCATCGCCGTAATACTTCACGCCGTAGAGAACATGGTCCGTCTCGGTCTCGGCCAGGATTTCCCTGGCCTTTCTCTCGAACCTCTGGAGGTTTTCTTGGACCTGCTTCAAGGTCATCTGACCAGCTCCTACCATTCTCCCTCCGCTCCACTGAGTCCAGGGGACCCACTTCAATTCGCTCATAGCGTCTCCTCCCACAGTCAGGCGTTCTTGGCCTGCTTGTACCACGCCAGCGCCTCTTCATAGGTGTCGAAGTAGTCGATGTAGTGGTCGCACATCTTGTTCTCGGTCATGCCATTCTCCGGCTTGGTCTCCGCTTCGACGGGGTACAGGTTGACCTTCACCCGGCCGCTGTCGAAATACTTGGTGCTCACCGCCCAAAACCTCATGACGTTCACCCTTCCTCATCCTCAGCAGGCTCGAACATATCTTCCCGTTCGATCCTGGAGCAGTCGCAGCAGGGCCACTCGCCGCTGCCAAACTCCTCATATTTGCAGCCCTCACAGCCCATTCAGTTCTCCTCTTTCTTGGCTATCCTTCGGAGGGCGGAGATGGCAGACGAGATATGGCTGCTTTCGAGGCTGACCACATCATATCTGTCCAAGCCCTCCTTGCCGTCAATCCAGGCCACCAGCTCCTGCGGCGTGGCGCAGAAGTCGGCCAGATTGCCCAGGGTTCCAAAGGCCCGCATACGTTCAACGCCCTTATCGTTGAGGTAGTAGCTCATCTCTGAGAGCTTACGGTGCTCGGCGTTGACCGCCTGGAGCCACTCCTCATAGTTCTTCACTTTCACGGTTCATTCCTCCTCATCTTCCCAATCGGGTAAGCTATCCAGAAACCGCTGGATGAACGGGATATACGGGAAAACGTAGTCGGCGATCAGGCCGCCGACGCCCAGTACCAGCAGGAAGCCAGACAGTAGCCCCATGGCTACCACCGCTTCGCCCAGTAGGTCCTCCATGCTGCTCACCTCAAATCAGGTAGGGCAGCTCGTACTTCACGAAGTCTGCCGCCATGCTCTCCAGCTCTGCGTCCAGGTCGTTGCACCAGACAGACAGGTAGCCATCCCTGGCCTCCTTGTCCTTCCAGTTCTCCCGACTCAGGCCGATGGTCTCCAGGATGATGTAGCCGTCGTCTCCGACGTTGTAGAGGCTGCGGCCGTCGTGGTTCCTCTTCCACTCGGCGTCCTCCTGCATGGTCTCCTGGTCCGCTTTCTGGATGTACTCCACGACGCAGGTGTCGAAGTTGTAGCGGAACAGCTTGCCGTTCAGCTTATAGGGATTGCTCTTCATTTTCGGGTCATCCTTTCTTGACTTGCTCCTGCCTTCGTGTTACCATGGTGGCGGAACGGGAGGCAGGTCCCGTCCCGCCCTATGGGTTAGGCTCCCGGTGCTTGCGAGGCTTTTGGGGAGCCTAACTTTTTACTTGCTGGGGGCTGCCGGCGCAGGGTAAGCGGCGATGTACTTGATGCACTCGGTCGCTTCTTCGGCCGTGTGACCGTGGGCTTCGAGCCATTCGATCAGGCGGGCCGCTTCGGTTGCGGTCATGCTATCACCGTCTTTCATGCGTGATACACCTCCTGCCAAGTGTTCACGCCCCACCTTTTCAGGCGGGGCGCTCAATAACTTACCAACTTGGTAACTTATTGTAACTTCATTCTAACTTACCGACACGGTAATGTCAAGTCAAATATTGATTTTTTCAAAAATATTTTTGCAGATAAACTTGCCTCTTCATTTTGCTTGTTCTTTCTGATTTCAGGGCGGTTTTTGGCAAAAAAAGAGAGCCCTCCCGCATTACCAAGCCGGTATAATATCGGCCGGATATGTAGGAGGGCTTATTCCGCTCTAGGAGCCGTTTTAAGGGCACTTTCCGTTTCGGTATGTAATTTGATGGGTGCAGGCCGTTGTCCGCTTGTGGGTGGTTTTACGGAGCTTGTGGGCCGCATTTAGGCTTGCCGGGAGATGTCCGGTGCAGATCTGCCCAGGACCAGGCACGAAGCAGCGTCCGTGTAGGACGGAATTTGGGGCTTTTTCGTCCGTGTGGGAAAACATGGCTTAGAAGCCGCTTAGAGGCGCTTAGAGGGCATTTTAGGTTGGGGGGGTATAAGTATATTCTGCTCTCATAAACTCCGTTTTACCATTTTTTGGCGTTCTGAAAATCTCAAAAATCGGTCAAAAATCAACTTTTTCTTTCTCTAAAAGTTAGATTTTTACCTTTTGCACAGTTTTACATTACTTTTTCAGTACATAGCAACGAAAAAATCCCCCTCCAGGAGCTGCGAATAGGCAGCCCCCGGAGGGGTGGTCTTTTTATATCGCCGGACTGTCTATGGAGCCCTCCGGCTCCTGCGGAACATTGAAGTTGGCGGCCTTGGCCGCTTCGTAGGTAATGCCACCTTCCTTGTGGTCTGACTTGCACAGGCTGAGGTAGGCCGTGCATACCACGCCGTGGGCAGTCCAGGGCAGCCCCACCATTGCAGAAATCCATGGCAGGGACCCGGTGTAGCCGACCCGGATGCAGTAGGCCGCCAGGAGAAGCCCGCCCACCGTGACAATCCACAAGAGCGGCCTAATGTCGGCCACCATCCACTTCGAGAACTGAGACATCTCCGGCTTCTTCCGGCTCTTGCCTCCGGCCAGGCGCTTCCCGCTGCCCATCACGCAAGGCCGTGGTCCTTGGCGAACCGGAAGAACAACTGCGCCGCCTGCTCTCGGGTCAGAAAATCCTCCCACATCATGTTCGGATCTCCGGCGTCGGTGGTGCCATTTCCGGCGAACAGACCCACAGAGACCGCCCACTCACGAGCTTCCTGGCTCCAGTCGCCGCTGTCGTTGTCCCGGAGCTTCTTCCGGTATTCGGCCATAGCAGCCGAAAACATCTCGTTGAACTTGGTCTGGTCCATATCGTCGTCCTCCTCTTCAAGTCTTCTGGTAACTTCTGCGGCGATCTCTCCGTGCCGCTCATATAGATAGTCGCCGGGGCAGCTCTTGTTTGCAAACCAGCGATGCACCGTCATCACCATCTCCCCATCCTTCGGAGTATAGGATAGGGTCTTATCCTTGTCACCGAACCAGAGGAGCTTCTTCGCTCCGTTCCGTCGGCAGATGTCCGTCACCAGGTCCAGAAGGGCGGAATACGCCTTCTCGGTCACGGCATAAGGGGCACGGTTGTCGCTGGCGGTCTCGATGGTCACGGCCCGGTTGTCGTTGGCGGAGCTGGAGGAGCACCAGGAGCGGTCCCCCTCATCGACACACAGGCCGATGCTTCCGTCGTAGCCAATGACGTAGTTGCAGGAGGCTTTCTTTGTGGCGGGCAGGAATACCTCGCAGCCACGCCGGGCGGTCACCTGACCCACGAAGCAATGGATAGTGATGCGGTCAATCTTGTGATTTCTGGGGCTGCTCCGGTTTGGGCTTATCTGAGTGACGGAGGCAAGCGGGCTGTTACTCATTTTTGTCACCCGCCTCAGGCTCCCCGGTGCCGGAAGTTTCCGCAGCCGTGTCTGTGGTGCTTCCCTCTGTGGGCTCCTCAACAGCCGGGGGGTTCACAATCTTGGTCATATCGCAAAGGGCGTCGATCATTTCGGACAGCGCCTCAGTGTCCACAGGGTAGTTAATATACTCGGCGCTGGTCTGCACCATCGCCATGACCCACTCCTTACGGGTGGCGCCGTCGGCGAACTTAACCTCGGCCTCTTCCATGAGGTCAACGACAAGGCCCAGCAGGTGGGTCCAGTTCTTCTCCTGGACCGCCTCTTTCACGGCCTGGTACAGCTTGACGGCCAGCGGGATGCAGGCCGCAAGGCCCGTCAGAATGGCAACGACGATACTCACGATCTGTTCTGCGTTCATGCTCTGTACTCCTTTCAGGTTTCGGGCGCGTCTTCGTCGCGCTCATTGGATGAGGATTTCAAAAAGTCGTGCTCCCGGAGCCGGTCATCGTAAACCATGCTGATATTGGTGATAGCGTGTTTCGCCCGGTTATTTTTGTAGCCCTTGTGCTCATCGCAATACCGCTCATAGAAGTCGATGTCGGCAAGCACGTCGATGAACTCCTCCTTCGTGTGCGGGATGTCCCGGAGCAATTCATTGTTGAACCGAAGAATACGGGCCCGGTGTTCGTCCGCATCCCTCATCTCGTCTGTGTGGATGTGGTCGGCCAGGTCCTGCTTCACGGTCTTCAGGTCACGAAGAACTTCGGCGTTGATGGCCCGGCCAAGAGCTCTCGCTATGGCGGACCACGGTTTGATTTCGATGGGGGCGATTTGCACGACGGACATGACGAACAGGAGCACCCCGCCCCCGCCCAAAAGAATTTCTTGGATGCTCATATTTCCTCCATACAGCGTAGGGTCGGGGGAGGGCCTTCATCGACCCTCCCCCATGCTTCGGACCAGGTGATTACACCTCAACCTCCAGGGCGACCAGGATCTCCTCGACCTGGCTCTTGATGAGGCTGGGAACCTGCTCCAGGGTCTTCAGACCCTTCACGATCAGGGTAGCGTACACAACCGCCATGACATTCACCTCCTTTCGCAGCAGCAATCTAAGCAAAAACTCACGGAGAATGCTCATACCGCTTCCTCCGTGAGAAGTGCTTCCACTTCAGCTCTCAGGTTCACGGGAACATCGTCGATGGTCTTCAGTCCCTTCCTGATGAGGTCCGCATATACCTTGGCCATTTCTTACACCTCCCCGGCGCTGGCCACCATGATGACCTGCTCATACACATCGCAGAGCGCAAGCTGAGTGTCGGTGACCTGGGTTTCCAGGGAGGCCACCTTCGCCTGCAGCTCCTCGTTCTCTTTCTGGAGCTCCGCCCGGCTCTTCTGGGTGCGAAGCTCGGCCACACTGTCTTTTCTCCACTTCACTGCCATTACTGGAACCCTCCCTGAATCGAACTGATGTAGCCGCCGATGCCGCTGGAGCCCCGGGAGGCGATCACCTTGAAGTTGAAGGCAAACCCGTTCTGAGCGGACTGGTTCTCAAACAGGTAGTTGCTGCCGTTCTTCACCTCGGTGGTGGCATCTTCCCAGACCGGCTCGGTATCGTTGGCATTGTTGGTCAGGAGCACCTGGTAGTTGGCGTCCGCCGGGATGTCGCCGCTCACGGACAGGGCCGCAATCGTGATTTGGGCATCCGCCTCCATGGCCTCGGCCAGGGTGATGGACAGCGCCGTCACCGACTTCGTGAAGAGCAGCGTGTGTTCCACCGACTTGCCGCCGGCGTCCGTCGCCTTCATCTTCATGGTGTGCTGGCCATTCAGGAGCTGCTGGAAGTAGGTGCCCGTCACCTGGAACTGGTTCGTGGCCTCCAGCGTGGCCTCAAAGGTCCTCTTGGTGGTGGAGTCCATCTTCTCCGTCACGGTCACGTCGTCGCCGTCGGCATCGTCCACGGAGTAGTTGACCGTGAAGCCGGAGCTCTTGGTGCCCAGGTCGGAGCCGCTGGGCGTGTCGCAGGTGATGACCGGGGCCGTGTTGTTGTCCACGGTCCGGGTCTCACTGGTGGTCCATGCGCTCTGAGCGTCGTAGGTGTCGTAGGCCGCCACCCGGTACTGCACCGAGGTCCAGCCCTTCGTGATGGTGTCCTGGTAGCTCAGGGCGTTGCCCTGGAATACCTGGGTCCACTCCCCGGTCCCCACCTTCCGCTGGAGGATGTACCCCTCCAGGTTGCCGTCCGTGTCGGAGCTGGCCGTCCACGTCACAGTCAGGCTCTCACCGCCGATGACCGTCAGCGGGACCGTGATGCTGGGCGGGGCGCTGGGGGCGGTGTTGTTGATTACCGTCACCTGGTTGCTGGTCTTGTACCCGGACTCCAGGCCCTCGCTGTCGTAGGCTTTCACTCGGTACATCACCGTCGGGGTGCCAAACGTCACCGTGTTCGTGGTGCTCAGGGCGCTGCCCTGGTAAATCTGGCTCCACTGGCTGCCGCCGTCAACGGACTTCTCCACGATATACCCTTCCAGGTTGCCCTCGGCGTCGGTGCTGGCTCCCCAGGAGACGGTGATGGTACTTCCGCCGGAGATGCTGCTGGGGATCGTGATGCTGGGGGGCGTAGTCGGGGCCGTGTTCGTGGAAATGCTGCCGTCGTCAGAGACCAAGAGTGTAGAGGGCAATACCAAAGCGGGGCGGACGCCGTAAGAGTTGCTGGCGTCCCAGTAGTCGCAGCCGCCGTTGGAGCCCACGAACCACACGTAGCCGGTGTTGTTGGCGTACGGGGAGCGGAGCCACCAGCCGGTGGCGCTGCCGTTCAGCTTCGCCACACGTTTCTGCTGGGCTGCGCTGTCGTTGCCGGAGAGGAAGTAGGCCAGTTTGGCGCCATCAACCGGGAAATACTGGTTGACGCTCGTAGTGAAACCCACCTCATAGCCAGACAGCAGGAAAATCTTGCAGCTCAGGCCGTTGGCCCCGGTGCGGTCGGTGCCGCCGGAGCCGCCGTTCTGGCGGTACGGGATTTTGACCTGCTTGATGGCGTTGCGGATGTCGGTGTCGTAGCGGTTAATCCAGGTGTTATTCAGGTAGGAATGGATGTCCGAGCTCTCCAGCTTGTTCACATTCCCGTCATCCCATACCCGGTTCTCTGCGATGTCCTGCCGGAGCAGCCAGGTTCCGTCACAACTGGAGTCGTAGATGGAGGACGGTTTTCCCTGGTGGACCACGATGTAGTTGACGGCGGCCCCGTTCTCCTTCAGCTTGACGATGGAGCCGACCGACTTGGTGCCAAGTGCGACACTTGCCATAGAGATACCTCCTTGCATGAAAATCACCACGGCGGAGCTCCGTCGTGGTGTTGGGGTGCCGCTTCATTGGCGGCCTTCTGAGAGGCTTTCCGCCTCTGTTTGTACTCCAGCATCGCCTTCTGGGTCTTCGACAGCCTGATAGGGGCATGGCACCGTAGCTGAGTGCCGACGATTTCCGAGACCATGGCGGCGATCTCCCGCCGGAGCGTGTAGGTGTTGCCGTGGGCCGCATGAGCGTCCCAGGCAGTCCAGCTATCCAGGATTTCCTGCTTCGTGACCTTGCCGGCCGGGTAGTCCTTCTTCCATCCCTTGATTTTCCCCTTCATCCGCTTGACGGATGAGTGGCGGAGCTTTCGGATAATTTGGCCGCTCTCCGTGATATAGGTGTGAAAACCCAAAAAGTCTACCCCATGTCTCAGGGGAAAAATGTTGGTCTTCTCGTTGAGCTCCAGGCGGAGCCCGCCGAGGAAGGTCTCAATTTGCTTCTGACAATAGCGCAGGTACTCCTTGTCGGGGTGGATGAGCAGGAAGTCATCCATGTACCTGACGTAATACTTTATCCGAAGGCGCTCCTTCACGAAATGGTCGAACTCGTCCAGGAACAACAGGGCCAGGAGCTGGGATGTCTGGTAGCCGAGGGGCAGCCCATCCGCACTTGCGTCGATGTAAATGCACATGAGCCGGAAAATGCGGTCATCTACCACCTTCTTTCGTAGCTTTGCTTTCAGGATTTCATGGTCAATGCTGGCGAAAAAGTGCCGCACATCGCATTTCAGGACCCAGCCGTCGGTCGTGTGGTTCTTCCTCCAGTAGTCGGTCATGAAGCCCTTCAGCAGATCCAGGCCGTAGTGCATACCCTTCCCTATCTGGGAGGCGCAGTTGGCCGGGATGAAGCTGCGGGTGATGGCCTCATACAGAGCGTTGTCTACGATGGCGTGTTGGACCACCTTGTCCACGAACGCCGGGGCCTGGACCAGCCGGCGCTTTGGCTCGTAGACGTAGAAGACCTCGAACTTGCTGGGGACGTAGGTGTTGGTGTTCAGGATGTAGGCCAGGCGCTCGGTGAGCATGAGGGCGTTCGCCTCATACTGCGCTGCGCTGACCTTCTTCCTCTTTCCCTTCCGGGCCGACAGATAGGCCCGGTAGAGCGTCTCAAAGGTGCAGATTTCTTCAAAGGTCTTTTGCATGGGCATAAAGCGGGGGCGGCCTCCACCTCAGAGCAGCGGGCCGCCCCCTTCCTCTCAACGCCGTGGCGGTGTGCTGCCAGGTGGCACCGCACAGTAGCCGGGCATCCCGTGGGACGCCCGGCATCGACGTAATGTGTTCATCCTCGGCCTCCCGGGGGACCGGGGATAGGATATGGCCCCCTTTGATGATGGAAACTCTGCTTTCAGCTATGCCTACTCGAACTCGTTCTTCCATCAGAGCGGGGCGGACGCCGTAAGAGTTGTTGGCGTTCCAGTTGTTGTAGTTGCCGTTGGAGTTCACGTTCCACACGTTGTTGGTGTTGTTGGTGTTCGGGGAGCGGAGCCACCAGTTGGTGGCGCGACGGGCCATACCCTAATACAAGGCGGGCGCCCCCGCCGAGTACCCTATTTTCGGCCGAAGACCCGTCCCACCGCATTGGCGATGATAGAGCCCAGCAGCTCGAACTCCTTGGTCCTCTCCTGCTGCCGGAGGGCCTTCGCTCTCTCGGTGTCCTTCTTCTTCCATGCGAGGGTCATGTACTTCACGTCAGCGATGAGCTTTGTCCAGTGGCCCATGCGCTTCATGCTGATATAGCCCAGGGCTTGGCTGATCTCCACCAGCTTCAGGAGCAGGTTGCAGTCGTTCAGGGCGGCGTGGATGAGGTCGAGCCGCCGGTCATACTCCGTCTGGAAGGAACAGTCGTTTGCGGCGTGGATATTCCTCACGATGGAGACCGCCGTCTCACGGGTGGTCTTGATGTAGGTGTGCAGGGCGCTCTTGGGGAAGCCCTGCTTGCTGTTGGCCTTCTTCATCCGGTCGATGTACTCCCGGATGAGGTCGTCCTTGGCCTCCTGCGGGAGCCCCAGGATAGTCTCCATCATCTTGATGACCTCGGAGAGCTCCAGGGTCTTGTCTCCGATGGGCTTGGTCACCACGAAGGTGTAGACCAGCAGGTCCTTGGTCTTATTCCCCAGGACATACTCTTTCTCAGCCACGGCGGCACCTCCTGTCTACACACGGCCTGCGGGCGGCCGCAAGGTCCTCCGCCTCTCCCCGGAACACACAATAGTTCTGGACGATCAGCAGCGAAGCCGGGCGGCCCGTGGGGGTCCGGCCGCAGAGAGTGAGGCCGACGCTGTGCAGGGCCTCGCATGGGGGTTTCAGCTCTGCGAACAGGTTCCCTACCAGGCACGACAGCTCCTCCGGCTTCACCGAGATAACCTGTTCCATCAGAACTCAATCCTTCCCTGGGCAGCGTTGTGGACGCCCTCGACGGTCACGCCGTCGAGGTTCTGGAAGGTGATGGTGAACGGGTTGCCGCTGACGTCGGTGCTATACATCAGCTCCAGCAGGGTGAGCCGGGCGTCCAGACCGTCCATCTCGGTGTGGATGGCCGGGTGGGCATCGGCATCGGCGTCGTGCTCGTCGATGAGCTCCTGCGCCTCCACCAGGAACTGAGGCAGGATGGTGGTCATGCAGAACTGCTCCACGTCGTCCGCCGTCATAAAGGCCAGCGCCGGGTAGGTGATGATGACCTGGACGTCGGTGCTCACGTTGATAGACACGGGGTAGCGGCGGATGTCGATGGCGCCGTCGTTGTAGGCGCTCACCCACTGCGGGAAGTCGCCCAGACAGCCGTAGTAAATCATCACCTCGTCGTCGCCGTCCATGGCGAAGATACCGAACTCGTTCAGCCAGAAGCCTGTGCTCAGGCCGCCGTTCAGGTCGGACCGGTACTCCACCACCATCTCCACCGAGTCCCCCTTCCTAAGAGGGTTCGTCGAGGTCGCCTGGGCCACCGGGGCCACCAGGTCGGTAAGGGAGGCAAGGTCCTCCTGGCTCTGGGGCTTTCCGCTGCCCACCATGACCCTGCTGATCTCCAGGGTCTCACCGGCCAAAAGCCCCGCAATCAGGGTCCGCCCGGCGCTCTGGATAAAGAAGCCGTACTCTGCCATGTCTAATTTCCTCCTTCGATTTTTATTTCTGGCAGCCTGGTCTGCATGATGGACCACATCACCGGCACCAGGGGCACAGTCGCCTTCAGGTTGTAGTCGATTTCAAGCTCCGGGAGCTGCGTGGACATGACGCCCTGGAACACAGCCCCGCCCACTCGCAGCGTGGCCTCCATGGGCGGGCTCTCCGTGGTCGCCGTCAGCTTCAAGTCTACACCGCCGGGGCGGATGATGGGCATTTCCAGCAGCTCTCTCGGGTTCGTCTCCGGGTCCAGCGGCGGGGTGGTCAGCAGGATGGTGGCCGGGACCTCCGGGTCTGTGTGGTAGTACACCGGGGTCTTGTCCCAGAACATCTTGATGCCCTTCATAATCGACCAGTAGGTGCAGTCGTTGGTGTTCAGCAGGATCTTCCACTTCAGGAGCTTGCGGTAGAGGTCGTCGTCCAGCACCTCGCCCTCATAGGACTGTTCGACCATGACACGGGCGTCATATCGGGACAGCACCACGATTTCCCCGATGATGTCGAGCTGGGCGCCGGTGCAGGCGTCCAGGTCCAGCAGGTTCAGCAGGGACAGCAGAAACTCATAGACCTCCTGGAGCTGCCGGGCATAGGAAGCGACGACCACGCCGATGTTCTTCCTGCCCCTGAACTGCTCCAGGAGGTCATTGACCATTTTCTCGTAGTAGTTGAAGTTGTACTCAGTCATCCAGCGCCACCTCAATCCTGGAGGAGCTGGTCACTGCCCGCTCCCGCTGGGAGACCTCCACGCTCTTATCCGGGTAGCTGGACGGCTGCCCTTCGGCGGCGGAGGTGGTCTGGTAGACCGAAATGTCGATGTAGCTGACGCCGGGGACCTGGGCGTAGATGTCCTTCAGGAACTGCTGCGGGATGACATCTTCCCCGGTGCCCAGGGCGTCCATGGCTTCCACGATGGCCGTCTCGACCAGCTCCGCATAGTTGGCCGGGACCAGGCTTGCCCTGGAGATGGTCAGCGTGGCCTTGAACCAGCAGTAGATATACGTCGGCCGGTTGAAGCAGACCTCGATGGTGTCATCGTCCTCCCCAGGCACATCCACCGAGACGGAGCCATAGGTGGTGATGCCCCCGGCGCTGGTGGCCAGTATCTGCTCGGCGATGTCGCTGTTGCTGCCGCCGTCCACCACCGCCTCGATACTGTGCGGGGGGCGGCCGGCCTCGTCGGTCTGGTTGGTTCTGTTCTCATAGACCTGGGCCGCCGTCACGCCGGGGCAGTTGGTGAGGATGGCCGACCGGATGCTGTCCACCATGCGGGTGGACCGGTTGTAGATTTTGTCCGTGTAGCTCTGGCGGAGCTCCACGTCGGTCTCCAGCAGGCGGCCGGAGATGTAGCCGCACAGGTTGGTACAGCTCAGGAAGCCGGTGGGGGCCGTGACGATCCTCGTGATTGCCCCGTTCGGGAGGCTGACCTCTCCGGGCTCCTCGCTGGCAAAGTTGATGATGGCCGTCACGCTCTGGGTGGTCAGGTTGTCGGTCAGCAGCATGGCGTTTTCAGACTCCACATCCGCAGCTTCGATGACCAGCAGCTCATTCTCGCTGTCCGGGGTGGCGGTGAACGCCTTTACCTCATCGGCATTGATGAGGGCCCCTATTCCGCCCAGGACCTCCCCAGGACCGTCGCTTTGCTTGCAGGAGTAGGAGTATAGGGTTCCGTTCAGAGCGACCGTATAGGCTTCCCCAGCCTGCAAAGAGACCACTTTGACCTTGGCCCTGTTGAAAGAGGACCGGGAGATGGTTTTCTGCTCGGAGGACAGGAACTTGATGGCCGGGTTGGTGTCCGACTCAATCAGCGTGTTGGCGTCCAGGGTGATGCCCTCCGTACACTCACAATGGATGGGATAGTAGGTGCTCCGGGGCGGTTCCCGTGTGGTCCCGCCGAACTGGACGGCGTTGTCCAGGGGCGCCCCCTCCGCCGACATAGGGGACAGGTTGTGGTAGATGTCCGCCCCCAGCTCCCAGAGCTCGGCGATCTTATCCGCCATGCTGGTGTTCATCACGTTCAGGAAGGACCGGGTATTGGACCCCACCTGGACGCCGAAGCCCTCCGACTGGTCGGCATTGATTTCGGACAGGATGGTGTCAAACCGTTTGATGCGGAGGCCGGTCTCTGTAATCCCGTACTCAGACATTTATCAGCACCTCCTCGCTGAAGTTCTCTCCGTCGGCTGTGCCGTCGAAGGTGATGGTAGCCACCCGGCTCTTGGCGTCGATGACCACCTGCAGGTTCTTCACGTCCGTCATCCCATCGACGGCCATGATTTCCGTTCTCAGAATTTGCTTGATGCCCTCGATGTCCGGCTTCTTCACCATGATGCGGTCGAAGTATGGGACCCCGGCCTCCGGTGCGAAGCGCCACTCTCCGAACAGCCACCGGAGGCGGATCTCCACCGCCTGGCGGACGGACTGCGTAAGCATCACGTCCCCGGTATCACTGATTTCCAGGTCTCCGGTGCGGTCCAGCTTCAAGTCATACATAGCTCATCCCCCTATGAAAACATCGGAGCTCCCGGAAGCTACCGCCCCGGAGCCGCTGTGTGCTGCCAGGGCGTCGCCCTTCCTGGCAGCCGGTTTTCCGTTGATATTGACCGAGCCGCTCCCGGCGGCCACCGCCCCCTGGGAGCTGCCGCAGCAGCCGTCCGTCTCCGTGGTGACGCTTCCGATGGTCGCCGCCGGCCGGCCGTTGATGAACACGTTGCCGGAGCAGCCGGAGCTTATCTGGCCGCCGAAGGGTTCGGGGCTGTGCGGGGGAACGTGGCCGGAGTGCTCCCCGGCGGTGGTCCCGGCCACACTGTCGTTCAGTCTTGCCGCTTCAGGCATAGCTGCACCCCCTCAGTTCAGATTGACCACGCCGCCGGAGGTCGTCAGGTTCCCGGTGATGGTCACGTTGCCGTTGATGTTCACCGCTGCGGCGTCGATTTGCACCAGGCCGGCCTGGACCTTTACCCTGGTGCCCTGCACATCGACGATGACGGCGTTGGAGCTGGTGGCCTCGGCCATGACGCTGTTCCCCTGGGCAAAGAGGCCGACGATGGCGACGGCGTTGCTCAGGTCAAACTTCAGGTCTGTCCCGGTGTCCCGGTCGTAGAGGAACTGGTCCAGAGCCTGCTCCGAGAACACGATGAGGCAGCCGTCCCCGGCCTTCACCGGGTATGCGATGGTCACACCTTGGGCGGAACTCTGCGGGAATACCACCGGGACGCCGGTGATTTGAGGGTAGTCCACCATCTCCCCTTTCGGGGTCTTGATTTTCATGGACGGGAGCACCGTGGCCTGGCAGGTGGAGCCGTCGAAGGACACCACCTTTCCGGGGACACAGGTGTGGACCTGGGCCAGCATACTGTCCACGGTCTTCTTGGTCTGCTCCACGAACTCTCCATACTGGTTGCTCATCCTGTCACCTCCAGGACCCTCGCCTTACACTGCCAGGCGCCGCTCAGGTTGTCCCCGTCGATCTCCAGGGAGTAGACCCGGAAAAAGCCGGTCAGGTACTTGCTCTGGACCTGCACATAGTCTCCGACGCCGATGGCCCCATTCAGGAGGTACACCAGGTCGTAGCCCATCTGCGGGGTCCCGGCGTCGTCGGAGCTGCTGATTTGCACCCGCTCCGGGATTTCGATGAGGCCGGTATCCGGGCCGATGACATAGACCTCCCGGTTCATAACGTCCCCCGGCTTTTTGATTTGGAGGACGCCGTTCTGGATGGACCACTCCAGGCCGCTCACGGCGCAGGCTTTGGATAGGGCGTTCTTGGCCTGCCCGACGAAGGAAAAACCGTTCGGGATGTCGGCGAAGGCGGCGTTGTAGCTGTATGTCACAGTCAGGCCCATCTGGGTGGCCGTGTCGTCCAGGATTTTCTTGGTGTTCACCAGGCCGGCATACGACATGGAGACCCAGGTGTCCCGGACCTCCATGAGCCCATCGACGACCTCGATTTCCGTCAGCATATCGGAGCCGTCCTTCCGGGTGCTGGTGTGGGAGACCGTGCCGGATAGGATGACCGGTAGCGTGTTTCCGTACCCCGCCTTCAGCAGCAGGAAGCAGTTCTCGGCCTCCAGCGTCGCCAGGTTCTGCTTGTTCAGGTTCCAAACCTGGACCTTGGCCGTGTTGCTGCTCTCCAGCTCCTGCTTCTGCACCGAGAAGCTGATATGGAGGGCATACGGAGAGGTGCCGCCGATTTCAAAGCCGACCGAGCCGGGCGGCCCGGCGCTCATGCGGTACTGCCTGTCAAAGTTCTTCATGCCTCCTCCTTCCTGAACGCAAAAAGGGAGCCGCCCCAGGCGACTCCCTTCTGCTTCTGTCTATTTGATTTTCTGGATCTCCTGCTTCAGCAGTACGGCTTGCAGGATGATGGCGTCGAGCCGGGCCAGCACGTCAGAGTTCGTGCTTCCGGCCACGGGTTCCGGCTGGTGGAAGGTCCTGATGCCGATGTCCTCCAAAGCCTCCTCCCGGCGCTCACGCTGCTCCTCCACCGGGGCCCCAGCCTCCCGGCCCAGCTTGGCGGCGATCTCCAGGCTGATTTGCCGGACCTGCGGGATGACCTCCGAGGTGAACCAGTCCTTCACCTCCTGCGGGGCCGGCTTGCGCTCCAGGAACTTCATGGCGTTCTGCTCATCGAAGCACCGGAACCGGCGGACGCCCCGCTTCTTGCTGTCGATGTACTCCATGTTCCTGAGCACCGACTCGACCGGGTAGAGGCCGGTGTTGGAACACTGCACCACCTTCGTGGGGGCCGAGTACCCGGACATGGCCGCCAGGTCATACCCGCAGTAGAAGGCGGTCCCGTCGGGGTCGAAGGTGACACGCACCTCCCGCTTGCGCTTGTCGGTGAACTTCCGGTAGATATTAGACATCCCGCTCACCTCCATAGAGGCGCCGCCGGAGGTTTTTATACCGGGCCTCGAAGATTTCCTTCAGGATGACGATGGCCCGCTCCGTCTGCTCCTCCCTGCCCTCCGAAAAGCTGTTGTCCACCAGGTCGATGACGACGCCGACATCTCCCATGCGGATCACTTCGGTCTCGATTTCTCTCACATTGTCCACTTCCGACCATTCCTTTCGTAAATCTCCCTTGAAAGAAACACACGGCTGTGGTACAATGACCGCAGCCGAGAGGTTTCTTTCGGTGGTGGATAAGGGACGATGCAGCTTTTGACGGGGCTGGGCATCGTCCCTTTTTTCCGTCCTGGTTACAGTCTCATTCTAACTTACCATCTCGGTAACGTCAAGTCATGTTACCGATGATATGACGCCGGAGCGAAATGTTACCGGGACGGTCAGTAGTTCGAGCGTAGCGAGAACTACGGTACTATAAGATATGGTTAGGTATGGTATGGTTAGGTATGGTTACGGTGGATTTTCCAGAGAGGTCTCCGGTACTTTCTCCGGTCTTTTCTCCAGCGTTTTCTCCGTGGATATTCCAGCGGAGAAAATCACTGCTGGGCTGGCATGAACACGAACTGAGCGTTTCCGTTCAGGAAATCTTCCCGGCCGATGGACTCCAGCTCTGAGATGGCGCCGAAGGCACCGGCTGGGAGGTCCAGGTGACCATAGGGCAGGTTGAAGGGGAAGCTGGGCACCACTCGGATGCCCTCAATGATGGGCTGCCGGTCGCTGGTGTAGAGCCCCCACATCCACCGCTTCGGGGCGTCGAGCCAGGTGAAGCGCATCTGGTAGGCCGTGCCGCTCAGGACCACCCTGGAGAAGCTGTCGTTCATGTCCGGGACGGTGATGGTGATATAGTCCACGCTGTCACCTCCTCAAATCAGGCCGGCCGACGACGCCACGTTGTAGAGGATGGAGCCGGAGGTCTCCTTCTTCGAGCCGGAGCCGCCGCCGGAGCCCCCGGAGCTGCCGGAGCCGCCGGAGGACGATGTACTCCCGGTCCCCGTGCTGGCGGTTCCGGCGTTGGCCCCGGTGGTGCCGCTCTTGCCATAGCTGGCAGGGATGGTGGTCGTTCTGGTTTCTGTGGTGGGGACCTCCTGCAAGCTGAGGGACACCTCTTTGTCGAAGCCCAGGTCGGTGGACTTCTTAATCTGCATCGAGGTGATGCCCATGTTGCTGAAGGTCCCGCTGGGGGTGACCACCGTGAAGGTGGTCTTCTTGAAATACAGCTCCTTCAGCATGGCTTCCGTCTCTGAGACGGAGCGGGCCCTGCCCCGCCAGGTCAGCGGTGTATCGCTGATAAGCAGGGTCAGGGGCAGCTCCATGGGCTGAAGGGCGATGTTGTCGCTGACGGAGAACCCGGTCTCCACGGGGTAGCTCGGGATGTCCGCCGAGTAGGTCTGGGTCTCATTCAGGAGGGCGGCGAACTCGATGCCCGCCACGCTCACGGGCTGGATGTTTCTTCTGGGCATGAGCATCACCTCGCATACTGCAAAGCACGGGCCAGCTCTGCGGTGGAGTCGTCTGCGGCCTTGTTCATGGCCTCGGAGGACTTCTGCTGCCCGGCCCGGTCGCCCTCGAATTTGTTGTTGATTTCCACGTTCTGGACAACGCTCTTGCTGACCTGGTTGGACCCGGTGGCAACGGCCGCCGTGGCCGGGCTGACCACGTTGGCCTTGGTCATGACGGACATATCCCCGGTGAGGGTCTCCAGGGCGCCCTTGACCTTCTCACGGCCGGCGGTGATGCCTTTGGACATGAGGTCGATCATGTCGGGCATATAGGTGTCGAAGTCACTCAGGGGGCCGGCCTTCGGCTTGGAGAAGCCGATGAAATCCCGGATGCTCTGGGCTATCCCACCGATAGCGTCGCCGACCCAGGAGATGGCGCCCTTGATACCGTCCACGATGCCCTGGATGATGTCCTGGCCCCATTTGACCGCCTGCTCTGGCAGCGAGGTAATCCATTCGATGGCGGCCGTGAAGCCTTCCACGATGGCGTCCTTGATGGCCGTCACCCGCTCCACCACGGCGTTCTTGATGTTGTCGAAGATGCCGGAGAAGATGCCGACGGCGGTGTCCCAGATAGACGTGATGATGGTCAGGGCGCCGGAGATGATATTCTTTATCATCTCCCAGATGGCAGCGGCGATGTCCTTGATGGCTGTCCATGCTCCCTCCCAATCGCCGGTGAAGACGCTGGCAAGGAAGCTGATAATGCCTGCGATGGCGTCCAGGAACGGCTGTATCAGGGAGACCAGCGTGTTCCAGATGGTGCTGAACACCGTGATGATGGTCTCGCCCCAGGTGTCCCAGAACCGCTGCAAGGCCCCGAAGATGACCTGGGCTGCGTCGGAGAGGGCGTTCCAGAGCGTTACGCACAGGGTCTTGATACCCTCCCAGATGCGGGAGAAGGACTCCATGACGGCCTCGCCGTTATCCTCCCACCAGGCGGACAGGGCCCCGAAGATGGTCTGTGCAGCCTGTTTGATGACCCCCCAGGCCGTGAGCAGGAACTCCTTCACGGTGCTCCACGCTTTCAGGATGGTCTGGCGGGCGTTCTCCGCCCCGATGCCGGCCTTGTCGAACAGGGAGCCGATGAGGCTGTTCTCGCCCTTCATGAAGGCGATGAAGTCCTGGACCAGCAGGGCGATGACGGCCACAACTGCGATAAGGGCCAGGACTTTAAGCCTGGCCGCCATGAGGGTCTTGTCTATCTTCTGGAGGGCTGACAGGAGGGACAGCACCTTCGGTATCGCCATGACGCCGAAGGCGGCGGCCGCCACCGTGCCGATGAGCCGGAACAGGTTTTGTGTGCCGCCCAGCTTGTCGGCCAGCCATTCCACCCTGGTCTGGACCCTTCGCAGGACGTCCATGCCCAGGGTGAACGCTTTGACCATCGTGGTCCCGATGGCCTGGGAGATGCCCAGGGACTCATCCATATCAGCGACCCACAGGCCGAACTGGTTGCGGATGTTCAGCAGGGCGTCAGAGATTTTGAAGCTCGTCCCAGCGAAGGCAGCGGCGATCTCGTCGGCGTTGTCCGTGACCGCACCGGCCAGGTCCGCCAGGGTGATTTTGCCGTCGGACACCATCTGCTCCAGTTGGTCAGAAGTGGTGCCCAGCCTCTCGTTCAGCAGAGCGATATACTCCGGGGACTGCTCCAGCAGTTGGCTTATGGTCTCGGTGTCCACCACGCCACGGGCGAAGGAGTTGTTGATGGACTCCATGAGGCCGGAAATCTGCTCGTTGGTCTTGCCGGCCGTCTTGAACAGCATGGTCACGGCGTCGTTGTAGGCGATGGCCTCATCGACGGTGCCAAAGAGCTCTGAGTTCTCCTGCACCAGCTTCGTGACCATGTTGGCCGTCTCAGCGTATGAGGTGCGGGTCCGGTTGGCGGAGTCCAGTATCTTACGCTGGATCTCCTCCTGGTCGCCCAGCAGCTTGGTCCCCTGGGCGATCTGGTCGTTGGTGGTTCGGAACTCCTCAGAAATCTGGTTCAGGTTCACCAGGGAGAAGCCGATGCCGATGGCTCCGAGTATCTGACTGGCCTTGTCCTTCAGGCTCTTGATGCCCTGCTCGGCCTTCTTCTCTGAGGTTTCGTCGATCTGGTAGCCCAGCGCAATAAACAGCTCACGGAGGGTCAACGGCTACCACCTCCCTCCGCTCTCAATTCTTCCAGGTGGCCGGCCTCCACGTCGTTCTCCATCTGGTAGAGGGCGTAGAGCTTCAGGGCCTCATCGAGGGTGTAGCTCTCCTTCAGCTCCGTCATGGTGGCCAGCCGAGCCTTGATGAGGATATACATCCTCATCTCCAGCTCCGTGAACTGCGTCAGGTCAAGGGCGCCGTATTTTGCGTAGTCTGGGCTTTCTGGAACAGTTCGCCGACCAGACCAAATCGGGCGGCGAGCTTCTTGAAAAAACCGCTGAAGTTAATCTGGATGACGTACCACATGAGCACGAACATATCCTCGACCTCGCCGCAGAAAAGCTCGTCGGCCAGGTCCTTGGTCAGCAGCTTCGCCTTGTCGATGTCCGGGCCCTCCACCGAGATGTTCTTGTTCTCGATGAGCAGCTTCATGCTCAGGCGCTCCAGCTTGTCGCCGGAAAGCCCAGAAAAGGCCCCCTGCATAGAGGGGGCCATATCTGCTACATCCGTGTCCAGGACCTTGCCGTCCGGGGCCCCGACTGCCTTGACCACCAGGGGGGCGAGAGCTGCCAGGATGGGCGTGGCCACGTTTGCGAGGTCGCCGGTCATGTTGGCGGCGGTGAAGGCCGAGAAGGGCCGGATGTAGAAGGTGTACTCACCGATTTCTTTGGTAACAGGGGTCAAACGCTTCATGACTTTGCCTCACTTTCTTATTCTTCCAGGGTGGCCTCGCCGGTGTGGATCTCCCACTCACGGGTGCCGGCCGCCTTGCCGAAGCCACGGGTTGCGGGCTTGGGGACCCACGCCTCATCAGCGGAGAACAGCATACCGCCCTTCATGTCCTGGATCATCAGGGACTCGATGGCGTCGCCGGTCTGCTGGTCCCGGTTATACATCTCCTGGAAGTAGCTGTTGCTCTCGCTCATCTGGTCCAGGGTGACTTTGACCGCAAAGGTGCGGTCGGGGCTGATAGAGCGGGTGACCTCGCCGTCGGCACCGATTTTCTTGGTGGTGCCGTCACCGCTGGGCTCGATGCTGACGAAGCTGTCCTCGGCGTAGCCGGTGACGATGTGGGTTCCGATGGCGATGTTGACTTCCTTCGGGTTGTAGGTCTTAACCTTTCCTGCCATGCTTCACACCTCCTTAGTAGGAATAGACCAGGGAGCCGTTGACGTTGACGACGTGGATGGCCCCGGCCAGGATGGCGGAGAAAGTGCAGTCCTCCAGGATGCGGGACTTGCGCTGGGTATCGCTCAGGTCGGCAGCCAGGGGGACCGAGGTGGTGAAGCCGGGGATGAGCTCGTCGTCGCTGTTGTACTGGTCCTCAGCGATGCCGCCCCGGCGGGTGCCCTCCTTCAGGCTGGCGATCATCTGGTTCCGCACCAGGCCGATACCCTTGTCGGTGTACGGCACCTTGGGCCGCTTCACCAGCAGGTTCAGGATGCGGAGCTGCATATCGTTCTTCAGCCAGTCACGGAAGCGGATGACGTCGATCCACTCACCGGCCCGGACCTTGCCGCCCTGCACCAGCCCGGTATCGCCCACCTGGATGTAGTAGCTGGCGGGGTCCTTGTCGATGGTGTCGATTTCCGTGTCGGTGAACTTGGACATGGACACGGAGGCCAGGGACTTATTCACCCAGGTCTCAGAGCCGGCGTCATAGGACAGGAAGCGCACGGCCATGGCAACGTGCTTGTAGGGGTCCCCGGAGCCGGAGTCGTCGCCGTAGCAGATGCCGAAGGTCCGGTAGTAGATGTTGGTCACGGGGTTGTCGGCCGGGTCTGCGTAGGCATACCCGAACATCTTCTCACGGGCCTCGGTCCACTCGGCCATATCCTCCAGGTCCTCCTCGGGGATGCCGGCGGCCAGGGCCACATACCAGCCGTTCTCGGACTCGGCCCGGCTGAGGGTGGCGGTGGGGGCCTCCAGGGTGCTGCCCTCCGTGGTCTTCTGGACGGCGATGTAGATTTTCTGGGGCTTGACCGACTGGCTGAAGGCGATACGGGCGGCGATGCCGACCGGATCTGCGCTGTCCCCTTCGGAGACCCAGCCCATCTCGTTGACGGCGGACAGGCTGGTGTAGACGCCGACGTCCGGGATGGTCACTTCCTCCAGCGGGGTCTTAGGAGCCGGACCGACGATGAGGATGTTGTCGAAGCTGGCGCCGCTGGACACAACGGTCTGGAGCTCGATGGTGATGTTGACAATCCTATCGAGGTTGCTCATTTGCTTATCACTCCTTCGTTTCTTCGATTTCGACCTGTGTGAAGTAGCCGACCGTCTTTTCGGCGATCTCGGCGGTGCGGCCGCCGCTGTCGGTCTCTGCCCACTCAGGCTCAATGTGGGGCGGGAGCACCTGGCCGGGGTGTTCGGGGTCCGGTTCGTCCACCTTGACGCTGGACTCATCCAGGATGCCGCCGTAGCCGACGGTGGCCATGGTGAAGTTCACGTCGAACTCTACCATGGCCCGGTACTCATAGCTCGTGTCGTTGATGATGGTGGAGACATCCTGGACGGGCCCCGCCGTCAGGATGGTGAGGTCATGCCTCCCGAACTCAGTGACCATCAGCTTCGAGGTCATGTAGTTCACATAGTCGGTCAGGTCTCCGACCGCTGTGTTCTCCATTCCCCCGTTGGAGAGCTGGTGTCCGTTGGTAAAGAGCTGGACCTCCAGCTTCATGGACGCCGGGTAGTAATCGCAGGGCTCCCCATCGTAGGTCGCTTCGTTGGGGAAGGTGTTGACCTGGAGAGCCCCGAACTTCATGGTCACCATGGGCTTGGTCTTCTTGACCTGCTTCGTGTTCGCCATGGTGACGGTGGCGTTGGCGAAGTAGCTGACCGTGGCGTCGTAGATGATGCTCCGGGCGTCGTTGTAGGTCACGGGCCCACCTCCACTTCCGGGGGCGTCGTGGTGGGACCAGGGGGAACCACCACGAACTCCGACTCGTAATGGGACAGTATCGTGTGGTCCCAGAGCTGACAGGACTTGCACTCATACCACCGGCCATGATAGTACAGCCAGTCTCCGGGGGTGCCGGAAGCCTCATCTGCTGTGTTGAATTTGGTGCTGCCGATGGACTTGATGTGCAGAACGGTCCTCTCGCCTTCAGGAAGTGCCTGCAAATCGTCCGAGGACAACGGCTGGACATCTTCCATGGCTACCACGAAATCCTCGTGTGGGGCGCCTGAGACGCCCTTCTCGACCGTTTCATCTCCGAAGCGGCGGACGATGTAATCCTTCTTGAAAAAGCTGAACAGCATCAGTTCCTCCCCTTTCTGTCGATGATGGTCGTGACTGACTGCCTCATGTGGCCGGTGTCTATCAGGGGCTTGTCGGAGCCCTTCTTCTTCACGGTGCTGGGGGCGTTGGCCGGGAAGTTCCCGTCCTTGATGGTCTCCTGCACCAGGCCCTTCATGAACACGGCCGTCTTCTTCAGGACTTCTTCAGCCGTCGTCCTGCCGGCCAGCAGGGCTTTGAGCTGGGCCTGGCAGAAGGCGCTTATCTTGTCCTTGTTGTTGTCCACGCTCTGGCGGAGAAAAGGACGGCTCGGGGCCGTAGCGGTCCCGAGCTCGTTCCAGAGGGCGACATCGAGCAGATCCACAGAGGAGTCCACAATGGACTCGCCCTCCCGTTCCTTGGCCGGGGTTCCGCTCTGGAAGCCGACATAGGCCGCCAGCTCCTTCAGCTTATCCAGCTCCGCCATGAGCCTTCTCCCTTCCGGGGTCATGCGGTCAATGGTAGCCATCAGCGTTCACCTGCCGATGTGATGGGCATGATGAGCAGCCGCCGGAGGTTCAGGAACTCCAGGCCGTAGGGGGTCAGGGCATACCAACTGTCGGTGCCGGTGTTGATATTGGCCGTGTTGAATGACACGTTTACACTGGCCTCGGCGACACTGGCAAGCTGGAAGCCGGCGGCGGCCCCTCCTTCGCTGGAGGAGCCGCCGATAACCGAGATACCATATCCGGCCAGTTTCATGCGGTGGGCCGCAAGCAAGGCCAGGGCCTGGTCATATAGCTTCCCGAACCGGGACTTGCTCACCAGAGGGGCGCAGAGGTCCAGAAATTTCTGGGCCTCCTCGTCGCTGACGGCCTTAAACTCCGGCGCTATGGTCCGCAGGATCTCCAGGGCCTTGCTGTCCTCCATGACTTAGCCCTCCTGCAGCTTCTCGATGAGCTTCTTCTGGAGGGTGGGGATGGTGTCGCCATCCTCCACCACGATGCCAGCATCCGCACAGGCGGCGTCCAGAGCGGCCCGGTTCATCTTCTTGATGGCCTTGATGCGCTCGGACACATCATCGGCGACGGGGTCTGCGTCGTCACTGATGTCATCGGCAGCGTCATCATTCAAGGGGGCCTCGGGCGCCTTAGAGCAAAAGGGCTGGTCGCAGACCAGGGTGCCCCGCTCAATCAAGAAGCCCACGACGGGGTTTCCCTCAAAAGCCTTGGGCAGAGGGGCGGTCATGTCCGGCAGCAGAGCCAGCTCACCGATGTTGACGATCTTCTTGCCGTTGTTGGTGATGTTCATACTCGACTCCTCCTCAGTTCTCGGACACGCCGACCGCAATGAGGGCGGACAGCGGGTAGTAAATCATGGCACCGACCACACGGGACTCGCAGGGAATGATGGTCTCCAGCTTCTCATACTGGAGGGGGTGCTGGTAGAAGGGCATCGGGATCTCGATAGCCAGCTTCTCGGGGTCCTTGGTGTAGAGCAGAGCCACGCCCTTGCCGCCGGTGCTTTCCTTGGCGTAGGGGTTGGTGTCCACGGCGTTGGCGTTCAGCTCGGCGGAGGAAACAATGTCCTTGATGTCGGGAAGGTTCTCCTTCAGGAACTTCAGGACGGTCGTGTTGGTGGTGGGGATGCGCTTGGTCGCCAGGGCAATGTAGGTGTCGCTGGGCAGGGCCAGGTAATCCGGGTGTTCCACGTTCATGGTGTTCCGGTTCACCTGCTGGAGCATGGAGCTGACGTCCGCCAGGATTTCGTCAGCGGTCTTCTCGGCCCAGGAGGTGGCGCCCTCATCATTGGCCTGGATGGTGAACACGGGGATGTCGTTGTTCTCATCCAGGACGCCGGGCAGCTTGGCGGCGGCGTCGCCCTTCCAGGCGATGATGTTGGTCAGGCGGTCGATCTGGTAGCGGGCGGTCTCGGCCTTCCGCACGTCCAGGGACTTGCCGGCCATACGGGAGGCCCGCATCTCCTGGATGGAGTAGCCGTAGCTGTCGCCGATGGACTTCACGGGGACGGTGGTGGGCTCACCCTTCACATCGACACGGGGCAGGTCGGTGGCGTAGTTGCTGATAATCTTCGCCATGCCGGTCTTGTCGTAGGAGTAGTAGGTGACGGTCTCAGCGCCCTCGGGGACCTCGTGGGTCACGGGGAACAGAGTCAGGGCGGTGAACTCGGGGTACAGGCGGTCGTAGGTCTGAGACTTGATGTAGTCCAGCTCACGGGCGAAGAAGACAGCAGCGTCCTCCGCCGAGTCAAACCGCAGGGCGGGGTTCTCGCTCAGGGTGACCGGAATGTTGCTACGGCGCAGGGCTTCGTAGTCGGCCTGGTCGTAGGTTGCGGAGGGCATATTGGCGTCATATCTCATTCTCATAGTTCAAATACCTCCAGTCTTTATCAGGCTCCAGTGTTGTCAGCACCGGGCTTCCACTTGCTGTCGGTGCCGCTGTACTTCAGCACCTGACCATCGGTTGCGGGGCTGGTCAGGTCCACGTCGCTCAGATCCCCGAGGGAGGTGATGCCACCGCCGCCAGAGCCGGAAGAAACGGCCGCCTGGTAGAACAGCTCCACCGGGGCCACATCGCCGGTGCCCTTCTCGCCGATGAACCGGCCAGGGACCTCGATGGTGTCGCCGCCGGAGGTCTTCGTGAAACAGCCGGCGTTGGCGCCAGTGATGATGAGGTACAGCTTGTCACCGTAGGCGGGGGCGTCGGCGGGCTTGATGCGGGCCCAAATCTTGCCGTACTGAAGCACACCGATAGCAGCGCCGGGAGAGATGGAGACGGCGCCTTCCCGGTCCATCTCGTTGGTGTAGCCGTTCACGGTGATGCCCTCGAACTTCTCGGCGGTGGCGCCGGAAGCCGGGATTTTGATGTCGGAGCCAGGGGCGGAGCCCTGGACCACGCCCAGGCCGAACATCATGGTGAAGCCGGTCTCGGCGTTGATGCGGGTGTTGACAGCGTGCTCGGACAGGTCAACCAAAGCACCGGCAGCACCACGGGGGGTAGACTGAGTGTAAGAAGTCTGTGCGCTCATTACTGATTACCTCCATTCTCCATTCTGTCCATCATTCTCTGACGGGCGGCCTTGGCGCCGGTGGTGCGGGGAGAGGCGCTGTCGGCCCGGCGGGTGCCGTTCATCATCTGGGCCCGCTGGTAGTTGGTGTCCTTGCGGGCGTTCATGGTGTCCTTCGCCAAATCGAAGGCAGCCTTGATGTAGGCGGGGCTCTTGCCGTCCAGTCTCATGGTGGGGTTGACGGCTCTGATGATGGCCTTCTGAGCCTCCAGGACGCCCATGGTCTCAATGCCGTCCAGGTGTAGGCGGTCGCCCAGGCGAACCAGCTCAATGCGGGTGCGGAAGATGGCGTCCGCAGCGTCGGCATTGATGGAGCCGCAGTCGGCAGCAGTCTTGTCGGGGTCATCACCCTCATCGCCATTGGTGGCAGCCGGGGGCTCCTCGGCGGCAGAGTCGAAGTCCTCCTTGGCCCTCATGCCCTCGATGACGTCCAGCAGGGTGCAGATGTCCTCGTCCTGCTGGGCGATGACGCCCATGGCCTTTTCCATGTCGTCGGGGTCGCCGTCAGCGTCACGCCGGTCACGCCGGTCCTTGACGATCTGCACGGGGTCGTCGCCGTCCTTCTGCTCACCGCCCACAGCAGCGGGGGCCGCCGGAGAGACGGTGGAGGCGGTATCAGCAGCGGGGGGAGTGCCGGTGGCGGGGGTGGTTTCGGGATCTCCGTCGCCAGCCGCAGCAGGTACGCCACGAGCCGCCTTGCGCTTCTTGTAGGCTTCGATAGCGGCGGCGAGGTCCTGGGGGCCCATGGGGGCACCGTCGTTTCTCTTGGTGTTTGCCATACTTTTCTTTCCTCCTTTGAGTTTCCTGACAAAACCGTCGATGTTCAGCCGAGCCTGTTCACCGGCCCTGGCTTTCTCGACGAGTGCCAGATGGTTGATGCGGATATTGCGCTGGATGGCGTCGTAGGGATGACCGTTCCAGACGCCGGGGGTCTCATCAAGGTCCAGGCTGTACCCCAGGGACAACTCCCGGAGTCCGCTCCTCTTCATCGTGTCGGTGTCGTGGATGACAATTTCTACCCGGACGTTTTCACCGTCCTGGTAGCCTTCAGAGAGGATGGTCCCGATGTGTTCCCGGTCCACATTGTTCTTGTTCACCACACCGGCCTCATGGGTGAGGATGACCGGCTTGCCTTTGTAGCTGGCAAGGCTGGCCTGGTCAAAAACATCTTCGGGGAGACGGAGCTCCCGGCGGACAGTGCCGTCCGGGTTCACATACTCGAAGATGCCGATTGACGTGACGATCGGGTGGTCAATGAGGTAGCCCTCTTTGGTCCAGTAGGTCTCATCCAGCGGGATGCTGTCCAGCCGCAGCACCCGCTTCAGCTTGGGGTTCTCGCTCATTCTGAGCTCTCGCCTCCTTCCTCTTCTCCGCCGGCCAGGAGCTCGGACAGAGCAATAGCCAGCTCCTGGACGTGTTCGAGCTCATCCAGGCGGAGTTCCAGGAAGGTGTCGGTCAGCTTCTGGTTGCCATCTTTGAGCAGCTCGATGTCGCTCGTGTACTTCATGATGGCCTCCGCTTCAGCGATGAGCTCATTGCACACCGCATTGATTTGGGTAGGCGATGCCGACACACCTAATCCCTCCTTTCCTTGTTTTTTGGGGGTCAGCTACGCTAAAACATCTTTTTCAAGTCAACCGCCTCCTTTCGTGCGGCCGGATGCCGGAACATCCACGGTTGATATATCAAAAACCGGCAAGGCAACGCACCGGCACTGGTAATCCTCGCCTGGGTGACATCGCCTCACCGGTTTTCCTGGTGGGGTAACTACGGGAGGGTCGTTCCAACGGAACCTCTTCCCGTTTAGCTTGTGATGGCTCTCCCGGACCCGGCTGTCGCCGGAGTCCGACCAGATGTACTCGTTGACACCGGCGTCGGTCTGCTGCTGCTTGGTGAGCTGGCCGTTCAGCTTGGCGATCTGGTCACGGGCCAGGAGCTTCGCTGAGGACCGTTTCACATGGTAGGTATGTCGTATTTCCTTCTCGATGGAAGTCAGCGTGGCGCCGGTCTGGAAGCCTTGTGAGACTATGCTTTGCATTTCCGAGAGGGTGTCCTGCGGGATGGACTTGATGAGCGACACATTCTGGTCAATCCACTCCTGGAGGGCTTTGCGGTAAAACTCGCCCAGGTAGTAGTCATCCATGATGTCGATGCCCAGGGTCTCCTTCACCGTTCGCTTCCATTCCTGGATGCTCAACTTCTCGGTTAGGTTCGCCAAGGACTCCAGCTTCTTGTAGAGGCCGAAGCTGCTGGCCTTTCGTTCCAGCTCATCATTCATGGCCCGGAACGCCTTCTGGATAGCAAGCATCAGATCCCCGGCATCATCCTGGCGACGGTTGCGTTCCCGTTCCGCAGCGGCCGCCTTGCGGATGGATGGCATGTGCTTCTTCACGACCTCGTTCACCAGTCGGAGGTAGGCCCAGGCTACCCGCCGGAACTCCCGTTCCGCCCCGTCCGGGTATATTGGCTTGACTCGACTGGGAAGGGTCTGCTTTCCCTTGAACTTGCCTTCCACCTGCTTCTGGAGGGCCTGTTTCCTGAACTCATCGTTCACGGGCCATCACCTCCGGCCAGCACTTCGGCCAGGAGGTGGAGAGACCGCTCGAACGGCGGGAACAAGCCCTGGTCCCCGAGCTCCTCCAAGGTGCGGAAGGCGGAGGACTGCATTTCCTCTCCATCGCAAACCGGCTCCCCGGCGTACTCGGTACATAGGTAGATGACCGGGAGGCCGTACTCCTCCGGGAGCCCATCAAGCTGCCCCAGGCAATACAAGGGGCCGAGTTGGATGCCGAACTCCTCCAGAGCCTCCCTGCGGGCTGCCTGCTCCGGCGTCTCCCCATCCTCGATGTGACCGCCGGGGCCGCAGATCCCCTCCCGGTTGCGGCGGGTTCCGATGAGGATTTTCCCGTCATTTACCACCAGCACGGCCGCAGATGTGGGCTGCCCGGCGCTGTCCTGGTTTGGTGTTGTCCGAGACATAGGCTGGGAGCCGCTGGGAAGTGCTGTAACCGTGTCGGGAGGCTCAGGGAGTGTAGGAGGTAGGTCTTCTGGAACGCCGCTTAAATCGTCCCCAGGGTCGCTTAGAAGCCCCCAATCCTCCTCCGCTTCCTGGTCGTCCAGAATGTCCTCCACCGTGAACTCCTCGGTCTTTGCCAGAGCTGTCCGCACCTCAGAGGGGTCGAGGGCCTGCATCTGGACATAAAGCTGGGCGGTCTGAGCCTTCACCATCTCGATGTCGGCCTTCACCTTGTCCACGTTGGCCTGCTCCGTGTCGCTTAGGCTCCAGAGCGGGTTGAACTTCAGCTTGTACTTGGGCTCCTCCGGCACCTCGCCGTTGGCGAGAGCGGCCTTGAAGAGAACGTCCAGCAGCGTCCGCACGTTTCCCTTCAGCATGAGCTTCTGGATGCGCTCGATGTAGTTGTAGTAGTTCTCGAAGTCGCTGTCGCCGGTGGAGTTCTCCCCGGCTGGGGACCGGCCGAACAGGATGGTCTGCGGGATGTTGGTCACGGCGGACAGCATATTGCAGGTGGTGTCGATGACGTCCTTGACTCCGCTGAACGGTATGCTCTTGAAGTCATAGTCCTCACCTTCGGCGTCGATGGCGATGCTGTTCAAAATGCCCCTGGCAAGGTCGATGATTTCCAGACGCTTCAGGACCGTCTCGTCGCCACCCTCGGCCGCCAGAAGAGAGGCCAGGTTCTTCATCTTGTAGATGGGCTGCACCGAGCGATCCAGCAGCTTCGGCCCATTCCCATGCGCCACCAGAGCGTCCCTCATGGCCCGCTTGATGCGCAA